TGCAAGAAGGCTATGGCGGAGAAGGCCTCACAGATGCAACAAAGCGTGAAGCACGCGAGATGGCAGCAGGAAGAATAAGCGAAAACAAAGTAAGAAAAATGGCGCCCTGGTTTGCCAGACACAAAGTCGACGGCCAGGCACCAAAGAACAGCAACCCATCCGATCCACAATATCCAGGCGCAGGATTAGTCGCCTGGCTCTTATGGGGCGGAGACGCAGACTTCAGCGACCGAGCACAAAACTGGGCGCAGAGAAAAATAGACGCACTCGATGCAGAAGAAGATTCAAGGAGCAAAATGAAAAAAATCGAACGCCGCACCTTCACGATCAAGAACGTAGAAGCACGCCAGGCAGAAGATGGAACGATGCGCCTCTCTGGATACGCAGCCGTATTCAACGAAGATAGCGTGCCGCTTCCATTCCTTGAGAGAATCGCACCGGGTGCATTTAGAAAGACCCTGACAGAGACACCAGATGTGCGCCTCTTGATCAACCACGAAGGCCTACCTTTGGCAAGAACAAAGAACGGAACGCTTCGACTTAACGAAGATGAAACCGGCCTCTATATGGACGCAGATCTTCCAGACACGCAAGCAGCTCGCGATCTTTACACCCTGGTCGAGCGCGGCGATGTTGACCAGATGAGCTTTGCATTCAGAGTCATTCGTCAAAAATGGAGCGAGGATCGCAGCCGCCGAGTTTTGACAGAGCTCAGCCTTTCAGATGGCGACGTTTCAGTCGTCACATATCCGGCCTATCCAACAACAAGCGTTGAAGCACGCGAAGCGTTAAGAAGTGCAATAGATGCAATCAAGGAAGGCCGTGAAGTTACCGGCGAATCTTTGATCATCCTAAAAACAATTTTCGATGATCTTAGCGAAGGTCATGAATATATTATGCGTGCCGTTGAAATGATGGCAATGCTTACAGGCTCAGAAGAAGAAATTGAAGAACAATCACGTGAAAGCGTTGGCGACTTTGTCGAATGGGATTCAAGTGGTGGAACTGCAAAAGGCCGCATTGAACACATTATGGAAGAAGGCGTTCTTGGTATTCCAGGAACAGAATTCAGCATCACAGCTGAAGAGGGCGATCCTGCGGTTTTGATTCGAGTATATGAAGAATTTCGTGATGGATACCGAGCGACAGAAACCTTAGTCGGTCACAAAATGTCTGAACTTCGTTATATTGAACCACTACCTGAAGCAACCGAAGAAGAAGGTCGCAAGATTTCTCTTCGACTTGCGAAAGCAATCGTAAGTAATACAAAATAGAATTCTGCTGGATAAGCCAGCAGAGACAAAGTCGGAGCGAGACTCACACCCGGAAAGCGCCGTGAGAATTACCGCCACCACCTTGCACAAACCAACTCATAAGGAGATCAAATAAATGTCAAAGTCTTTTCTTGACAAGTTGATCGAGCGCCGTGATGCAGTTAAGGCAGAAATGGATGCAGTTCTAGAAGCAGTAGCTTCAGAAGATCGCACCGACCTAACAGCAGATGAAACAACAAAGGTCGATACCCTTGTTGAAGAATCACGCACACTCGATTCAAAGATTGAAAAAATGAAGGCACAGGCAGATGCAGATGCGAAAGCAAATGAAATCCGCTCAGCAGTAGCCGATGTAGCGATGCCAAAAGTAGGCGGAACAACAGTCACACGCGAAGAGCGTACATACTCAGCAAACTCAACATCATCATTCGTGAAGGATGCATTCAATGCACAGTTCTCAAATGACTATGCAGCAAACGAGCGCCTTGCACGCCATATGCGTGAAGAGTCAATCGAGCGCCGCGATGTTGGAACACCACAGTTCGACGGTCTTGTAATTCCACAATACCTAGTCGAATTAGCAGCTCCACTAGCACGCGCAGGTCGCCCATTCGCAGACTTCGCAACAAACAAGATGGCACTTCCACCAAGTGGAATGACGCTGAACATTTCTCGCATGACGACTGGAAGTTCAACGGCCGTACAGGTTACACAGAACGATGCAGTCTCAGAGACAGACATCGACGACACACTACTTACAGTAAATGTTCGTACGATTGCCGGACAGCAAGATGTATCACGTCAGGCACTAGAGCGCGGAACAGGCATCGATACATTCGTAATCGCTGACTTGATCAAGTCATGGCACACAACACTTGATTCACAGATCCTCAACGGTGCAGGCACAGCAGGCACAATCAAGGGCCTTCGTGCATCAGGCGGAAACGCAATCACATTCACATCAACAGCACCAACAGTCGGATTGCTTTATCCAAAGCTCGCTGACGCGATTGCACAGATTCAGACAAACGCATTCGTTTCACCAACACACTGGGTAGTTCACCCACGTCGTCTAGCCTTCTTGCTTGCAGCAGTTGACAGCACAAACCGTCCACTCGTTGTACCAGCAGCAAACGGCGCGATGAACGCAGTAGGCGTAGGCGGAGCACCAACATACGGAAACTCCGGATACCAGATGCTCGGACTTCCAATCATCACCGATGCAAACATCGGAACAACATACGGAACAACAACAAACCAGGATGAAATCTATTGCGTATCAGCAAACGAATCTCATCTTTGGGAGCAACCAGGTTCACCTTTCGCACTTCGCTTCGATGCAACAGGCGCAGGAAACCTAACAATCAAGTCTGTCGTTTACGGCTACGCCGCATACACAGCAGAGCGCTACCCACTTGCAGCCTCAATCATTTCAGGCACAGGTCTAAGCGCACCAACCTTCTAATCTGAAGGCAAGCACTAAATTGTGCAGGGCGAGTGGCCCACCCCCCGAGTCACTCGCTCTGCACTTCTAAAACGGGGGAACAAATGAAAACAGGACACAAAGTAACAATTGGATCATGCGATCCAGGATCCGTAAACGGATCATTTGCATATCGCCTCATTCAGTTAGCACAAGCAAGAAGCAGCAGACTCGGTCCATTTGTAAGAATTAAGGGATCAGGACTTCTATCAAAACAGCGCAACCGAGTTGTCAAACAATTTCTGGATAACACAGATTCTGACTGGCTTCTTATGATCGACTCAGATGAACAGTTAACAGTTCCGGCATTTGACGCATTGATTGACACAGCTCATGACAAAGAACGCCCCATCGTTGCAGGGTTAGTATTTGCAGGATTTGGAGTGGCAGGAAAACCTTATCCAAAACCAGTACCTGCAATCTTTCAGGATTCCGACAAAGGATTCCTGCCACTCTACAAATACGATAAGAATTCAATCTTTGAAATTGACGCAGCTGGAACCGGATGCCTGATGGTTCACCGAAGCGTTCTAGAGAAGATGCGCGAAGTAGCAGATCCAAACCAGGGCAAAGATTGGTGCTGGTTTTGGGATGGCCCAGTAGCCGGCGAATGGATCGGAGAAGATCTACTATTCTGCCGAAGGGCAAAGGCGCTCGGATTCAAGATCCACGTCAACACAGCAGCTGTGCTACCCCATCAAAAGAGCTTCTGGATGGATGAGATTCACAATGATATTTGGAAAGATTAAGAAGATCCGGCAGAAGCCGGCAAAGGAAACAGCAACCGCCGATCCCAAACTAGAACGCGCAATGCTGCCGAAACCGGAAAGAAGGATAAAGCGTGGCCCTAACTAATGCCTACTGCACACTTGCCGAATTAAAGGCATCGCTTGCGATCACAGATAGCGTAGACGACACACCCCTAGAAGCAGCGATCACAGCAACAAGCCGCATGATCGACGACTACACCGGGCGCTTCTTTTACCGAAATGGAACGACGCAATCACCAGTAGCTCGTTATTACACGCCGCTCGATCCGTGGACGATGAACATGGATGACAATTATTCAATTACAGAAGTCGCAACCGACGACAACTTCAACCAGACATGGGATACCGTCTGGTCAACCAGCGACTATATGCTCGAGCCAGTAAATAACCCACAGCGCGGATGGCCAGTAAACCGGATGCTTGCAATAGGAAGATATGTCTTCCCTTATTATTTGCCACAATCGGTACGCATCACAGGAATCTGGGGATGGGCAGCGACGCCAGCCGAAGTCAACATGGCAACCTTGATCCAGGCAGCTCGGCTATTTACCAGACGCCAGTCGCCATTTGGGATCGCAGGAAGCCCGGACTTAGGCACCGTCCGATTGAGCGCCAAGCTCGACGCAGATGTTGAAACCCTTCTGCGGCCATTTAAGAAGAACAATGGATTGGCCAAGTAAATGAACCCAAGCCAAGTCCGCGATGGCCTTAAAACCAGATTACAGACCATAACAGGCCTACGCGTATACGACCTGATCCCAGAGCCAGTAACACCGCCATGCGCGGTCGTAGGACAACTAGATCTCACATTCGATATCGATAACGCCAGAGGACTCGATCAGGCAAATGTCGATGTATATGTGATCGTTCAACGCTTCTCCGAAAGAGCAGGCCAGGACAAGCTCGATGCATACCTAGCAGGTTCCGGCTCCAGCTCAATCAAAACAGCGATCGAAGGAGATAGAACGCTTGGCGGAACAGTAAATACCTTACGAGTCACAGCAGCCGAATCAGGCCAATATGAATCACAAGGAAACCTGTTTCTTTCTTACCGATACCGCTTAACAATTTGGGGATAAGGAGAACCAATGTCATACACGATCATCTCAAGCAAAACCGTCTGCGGAAAAACCAAAGGCGACACGCTAACAAATGAAGAATTGCAAGATGCAGGAGTCAGCGCAGAAACTCTGATCGCTGGAAACCACATCAAAGCAACAGCAACAAACACAGAAACAAAAGTAGTACAATCCATCAAACAAGAAACCAAAGAAGGAGCGACCGCATAATGCCACGCTTAGTCCTAACTAACGCATTCATATCCGTCGGTGGAGTGGATCTGAGCGATTTGGTCGCTTCAGTAACACTTAACTCGACATTCGACGTCGTCGAAACAACAGCATTCTCTTCCACAGCAGCTAAGACTCGCGTGGCAGGATTGGCAGACAACTCAATCTCACTAGAATTTCATCAAGACTACGCAACAAGCGAAGTTGAACAAACAATCTATCCGTTACTCGGAACAGCTGCGGCAGTTATTGTAAAGCCAAACGGTTCAACAACAAGCGCATTCAATCCGTCATATACATGCAGCGCGGTTATTTCAGAATGGACTCCGCTAAACGGAACCGTTGGTGAATTAGCAACAGCAAG